TTCCACCATACACAAAAAATACTTTTCTGTCAAGTGTTTTTATTTCATTATATAATAAAACTCCATGCTTTTCAACTAATTGAAAAAGTAATAATGTATTACCTTTTATATTTTTACATAGATTTTCTATAAATTTATTTCTCTTTGGGTGTGAAACTAGATAGTTTATTTCCTCTGCATATCTGTAGTATCTTACTCTTTTACATTCTTCCTCTGTATGCTTTAGTACAATACAATCAATCTCTAACTGTGCAAGAGTTCCCCTGTCGATTAACTCCTTCGTAGAAATAATCTTCTTAACTTGACCAAATAGGCCCTCAAGTACAAGTCTATGTGTCTGTGTGCCATCAAGTGTTCCAGTTAGTCCAAACCTGTACCTGACTTCCCCTGATTTCGCCATAATATCAGTCAGAGATTTTGCTTTGAATAGATGAGCTTCATCTCCTATGATACAACCATATTGTGCAAAGTAAGGTTTGTATAATTTGTAAATTGATTGCCAAGTAGAAATAACAACTGGTTTTTTAGAACCTTTATCATGTCCAGCATATACTCTATGAATATATTTGTCCTCCCACCCATAATCAATAAAATCAGAATACATTTGCTCAACTAGTGATGTAGTGGGTACAAGTATAAGTGTCTTGAGGTTCATTAAATGATAATAACGAACAAGTGTGTAGATTATGAGTGATTTACCTGAAGCAGTAGGAGATAAAAGAAGGCACCTATTTGACTGTATAGCGTGCCAGATTGCATCAATCTGGTAATCACGAAATTGTATAGGTTCTCCGTTGCTCTTGGGTCGTAGTGATTCGGCAAACTCTCTGACATTCTCACGAATAACATTCCTGTCATCTTCTACTCCTTTTTCTATTATATATTCAATTGAGTTTCTTGAACAAAACTCTTTTATGTAAGGCAATAGTCCAACATATATTCTACCATTATGTGGTGAGAATAATCTTATTTTACCATCCCAAAGTTTTCTACGATAATGAGGCATATACTTTGCACCTGGCACTTCAAATGTAAAGTAATCAGATAGTTCTCTAGAAACATCTTCATCTACTTCTAACTCTAAGTAAACCTCATTTATTTTTGAAATTTTCATTATCTAATATTAGGGCCTAACAACCAACCAACTATGCTTTTTCTTATTCCAGATTTTACTGGTCTTACTCTATGCCACATATCTGATTTAAATATTATACAATTTTGATTATATCGTTTCCACTCTGATATGTATCTAGGTTTTGCATCTGGGCCATGTATTTCTAAATCAAACTCTCCACCCTCAAAGTTATCATTTAAAAATATAGAAAAAGATATTTTTCTTATTCTACCATCATTATATGGTTTAAGATTTAAATCTTGATGCCAACCATATTCTTGACTTGTATCGTATTCAGAATACTGTAGTGGTTCTATATTATCTAAATAAAGATTTGAAAAATCAGCTGATTTATCTTTTATGACTGAAAAAACTCTTTGACAAAGAATCGTATCTTTTATCCAAGAAACTTTGGAGTTTCTTTTTATTAAACCACTTTTTTCATTTACAGAACTACTCTGTAGTTCTGTATCTTTATTTCTTAATATATCTTTTATTAGACTATCTGGAAAATTTATTACTGAATAGTTCATGTTTTATAAAAATTCAATCTATCAGAATTTGCATCACTTCTAAATGTTTTAAAAACTATACAAGTTCTTAATCTGTAACACTCTCTTGATACAGTCATTGCTTGGTGAGGTAAACTTGCATCAAAAACAAATAAACGATTTCCAATATAATTAACATACTTTTCTATTTCATTTTTTTGTTCATTCCAAACAGCTGTTCCACCCATCCACTCTGGTTTCCAATCAAGTATTGGATAATATATCATAGTAAAATCGCCATCATCATGATGTAAATGTGGTTCTATTCCATGAGTGTGTGCATTACAATAAACTCTTTTAAAATTTCTTACTTTGTATTTTTCTTGAAAATTATATTTTTGATTAGCTGTATCCCATATATAGTTTATAAAACTATAACGCTCTTCTACTTCTTCATGACCACAAAGTGTATGCCAGTGTTTGTTTATACCACCTCTTATAGAATTATAATCATATCTCCATTCTATTTCTCTCATTTCCATATCAACCATTTCAGCTATATGAGGTTCTAGTAAATTATCATATATATCTAATACCATTAGTATGTTACTCCTGCTTCAAATTTTTTCCACTCAATCGCATTTTTGATATCCCAACCACGATTATCAACTGATTTGATAACGCCTTTGATATAATCCACGACTGTTTCTAAATAACCAATTTTATTCTCTGCATCTATAACTTCATCATCAGATGTAATATAAACTGATAAGTCCGTCTTTAATACTTTGAGGTCAAATGGTTTTGATGCATATATCTTTGCATCAGCTTTACCACCATAATATTCCCACTTTTCACGATATAGTCTTTTATAATCTCCTTTTGCTTTAAACAAAAGAAGTTCAAATCTAGATTTGTGGTCTAGGTAAATTGCTTTTATTTCTTGGTTTTTTAATGATTCTGTATCTAGGTGTTCATCATCAACTTTCAAGTCCTCTCGGACTTGCATCTTCAATTCATCAAGGGTCATTTTATCTCACTTATAAAGTCACTATCTCATATAATTTATAACGAAAACTAATCTCAGCTGTTTGATATGTAACATCAGTTGCATCTTGACTATAACTCAAGGCACTCAATGATACTGGAAATATATCAGAGTATCTTACTTCTACCAAAGGATTATTTTTATTTGATAGAATTGTAAGAGTTGCATCAGAATACATTCCTCTATCTGGTGTTGCAGCTCCAACTGTATCTGGTGATACAGTTTTTGCTGACGTTGGATTGTTAGAAGTATCACTTCTAAAAGAACTAAACTGTGTTCTACTTTTTGGAAATCCAATACCTATCAACCAGTTATGTATTGTAATATAGTTTTCTAAGAACTCATCAACAATAAAACTTACTTCTAAATTACCATAGGTAAGTTTATCTCCCATCAAAGGTATATTTTTAAATGGTGTGGGTATCACAGCTTCACCTAAAGATATATCTGGAATATTAGCTGCAGTTGTAAAGAACTGCACTTTTGGTAATTGATTAATCATAAACCTAAATTGAGTTGGACTACTATAATCCAACTTATCTGGTTGTCTGTTTAATGGCGAGGTTAATGTTGTCATACTAGTATTTATAACAAAAAAAAAGAGGGGATAAACCCCTCTCTTTTAGGTTGGTTCGTTTTTTCTACATTAAGTTAGCAACTTTAACTTTTCTGTAATACTTGTTAGTTGCAGATGAGATTGAAATCGCACCATCAGCACCAGCAGCCACTGTGCCAGTGTGGAATGGGTTTGCAGCAATTCCGTATCTTGTCTTGAAACCAATTTTTGGTTGGAAACTGTTCTCACCAACTGCTCTCACCATTTGTAGTGGAACATATGGACAGTAGAACATACCAGCATCATATGGAGAAGTACCTTTGTATCCTACAACATAGTATTGTGATGCAGATACGTTTGCAGCATATGGGTCTACATATACTTTGTATCTACCATTCATAACACCAGCAAATGTTGTTGTTGTGTCATCAACATTTAAGTTGTTGTTAAGAGCAGGAGTGTAATCTAGAACACCAGCCATCTGAAGTGCAGAAGCAACATCAGCTGAACATAGGATCATGTTACCTTTTCCTCTACGAGTTTGTTGTCCGATTGCGTTAGCATCTCTCTCAATCGCAAACATTAGACCTTTGAACTTCTCAACTGACCAACGACCATTTGAGTCTGTGTCTAGGTCAAAGATACCAGCAGTTGTTGTATTTACAGCTGCACCTTTTACAGCAGAAACGTAGATGTTTCTTACAACTTCTCTGTTAATCTCTGCAAGAATTTCAGCAGATAGAATATTTGCAAGTTCTGTTTCAGCATCTAAACCATGAATTGCCTTTAAGTCTTGAGCAAGTTCCATAGTATATTCTGCTTTTAGAGCTCTTGTTACAGCAGTAACAGTATGTTTCTCAATTGAGAACGCCATTTCTGCGAAAGCATTTGTTCCAGAGTCACCTAATGCTTCACCCTGTAGTGAAGTCATACCAGTTGCTGAGGTATAAGTTCCTACTGGTGAGTCGTTAAGTACAGCAGGATTAGTTTCTGTTGCACCAATATCTCCACCACCAACAGTACCAGCAGCGTTTTGGTTAGTAATATCTGGGAATGCCTCGTCTGCAAGTGCTTCTGCACCATCCATTGATGCAAATCTTGCTCTCATTGCAAAGATAAGTCCTGTTGGGCCAGTCATTGGCTGAACACCACAGATATCGTATGCGATAAGATTTGGCATGGAACGTCTTACTAATGAAATTAGAATTGGGTCAAATGTATCTAGTGAAGCATTGTTAGTTCCACTACCACCAAAGTTAGTTGGTGCTGATTCATTTAAGAACGCTCTGTCCTCTCTGATTGATTTCTCTTGGTTTTCCAAGATGATTGTAGTAACGGCACGCCTGTAACTATCCTTGATCTCTGGAAGATCAGGGTGTTGAAGGACTGGCTGCCACTTTTCTTGTAGATGTTCTGTCTGAAACATTAGTTTCTCCTTTTTAATTTTCTACTATTTATAAAATTGTTTATTTTGCACTTTTAACAGTCCTACCAATTGCAGCCATATATGCTTTCATTGAATCAGTTGTGTCAATGTCCTGTGCTGTGCCAGTATCTACATCATCAATTGTTTCGGTCACAACTTCAGTAAGTGTCTTAGGGAAATAACTTTCCTTTAGAGTACCTAGTTTCTCACGATAAGATTCTTCAGAAGTAAAATCTACATCTTCGATAAGTGACTTAAACTTTTCAATCTCTGTTTCGGCAAGGTCTGAAGAAACTTCTGACATCACCTGTTCCTTAACTAGAGTAGCATTTTGAGATTTTGTCTGAATTTGTTCTTCCATCATCTCATTAATTCTACCTTCTAGTTCTGAAATCTTTTCTGATTGTGCTTCTAGCACATCATATTTTTCATCTGG